GGTTTAGCTGAAAATCCTAATGAACTATGTGTAATATTTACTATATCTCCTATGGCTAAATCATAAGAATTAAAAGCTACATTGATACTTAAACTTAAAGCATCTCTACTTCTTCTTAATATAATTTCTGCCATTTCTTCAGCTTGGTATGGAGAAGTAATAGTTTTAAAATCAAATCTACCCTCTAATAAAAAACCACCATCAGAAGTTTTCATTGTTGCGTGTTTATCTGCACTTGGTAATCCTGAATCATCAATAGGTGGAAACTGTACTTCGTCTATTTGGAAGTTTCTATCAGGATTCACAAAACTTACTATAACCCTGTTAAACTTACTATTTTTATCAGGGCTTGTTAAATTATATCCACCTACAATATCATTTTCTGTTAATGTAATTGAAGCACTACCTGTTGTTTCTATAATTAATTGATATTTACCAGCACTATAAGGAAGATAACCTCGACAACCTTTTAAGAACTCTCTTACATTAGAAATAATAGATGCTGATGTATCAACTGCTGTATTAGTATCAAAAATATTTATATCTGAACCACCTGAAAAAGGTGTAACTTGTGTAACACAAACTTGTGAAGCATCATAAAAACTTTGTAAATCTATTTCACTTGTTGCTAATCCTTTTCCATATCTTGTATTTCTTAAATAATCTAATAAGCAAAATGCTGGATTTGTTGAAAAACTTGCAGTTTGTTCAGATAAGTTAGATGCTAAAGTTACAACTTTTTTACCTTGTACTTTTGCTTGTATTTTAGGAACTCCAGCAAATACATCTTGATTCCATTTAAAACGAATTGCAAGATAAGCTAAACCTGATAACTTATGATTACTTCCCCAAGATGATAATGTAGATAATAAACTTGAAGCTGATTGTCCGTCTGCACCATAATGAGGTTCTACTCTTATTAAACTTTCTGAATCTTTATAAAAATTACTATCAGAACTATTTACTTCAACTGTTGTATTATCTGCTAAATCACTTGCCCAAGTTACAGCTTTATCATCTACTCTTATTTCCGTAATATCGTTTATCTCTCCCTCAGATAATACTAGACATATGTAAAGATAGGTGTTGTCTGTTCCTGATGTTTCTACAAAGACTCTAGTTCCACCAATTAATCTTTCTCCATATACAACAGGAATAGTTGCGTCATTAGATTGTTTATTAACTAATAAACCTTTTTCAAAGTTATCAAAATCAGTAACACCAAAATCAGGTTGTTCAGGAACTTTTGGTCTAAATAACCAAGAGATTGCTAATGTTATTGCTAATGCAACAAAAGGATTTATTTTTTTTCCAAATACTTTAGTGACAACACTAACTGCCGAACTAAAAAATGAACCAACATTAAAGAAAGATTTAATTCCTGTTTCATTAATAGGTTTTCCGTAACCACCTATTTTTTTAAGATATTCTTCTTCTTTCTTGTTTATATATGCAATAAACTCACCTTTAGGTGCATATCTATTTAAAATCTTTTTTGCTATTTTTATAAGAAGTTTATCTAACCAATTATACATTATGCTCTACCCCATTTAATATCTAATACAGTTTGACTTGAAAAATCCATTCCAACATCTGTACTAAAGAATCTTTGTTGTGATGTATTGTTTGTTTTTCTTCCGTTCTTTTTATCAAAATCTGCCCAATGAGATACAACACTTAAATTGACTCCACTTGATCTTTCTGATTCTTTAATATTAAAACTTTCAATGTTTCCTTTATATAAAAGAAAAGGGTCAGCTATAAGTGTATTATCATCTGCTAATAATCCTCTAAAAACAGTTACTACATTATTAGTTATATTTTCACTTAATACTGTTGATATAAAAGTTTGATCTGCACCTGATAGACTTAATCCTAAACTTGTTTTTGTAATATCTGTTTCTTCAGTAAAATTAGTAATATTTAATATAAAAGATGATGCTGTATATGTAACACTAGAACCTGATACTGATGAAGTTAAAGGAAATGCACAATCAGTAAGATTTACAGGAGTCGAAAAACCAATCGTGATAAGATGTATTGGTCTAATATCATTTGTTGCTAGTTCGTTCTTTACTGCTGTCGTTAGACTTCTTGTCATCTTCGTATGTTCTCCTATTTACTTTAACATTTAAAACTTTAATGATTGCTTTATCTGATGGTTCTTCATATTTGCCAAGATTATTATTGACGATATTAATATCTTTTTCATCAACTATTTCCTCAGCTATAATATCAACTGTTGCCCAATGCTTGATTAAGTATTTCATTACAAAGCTTCTTCAACATCAAATTGATATTCATAATACAAATTACCATCTTTATCTGCACCACTAACACCAAATTCTTGTATATCATTTGTAAGATAAACTGTAAAAGAAACATTATTATAAGTAACCACCGAGTCATCTGCTAATGTTGCTATAAGAGGTGGTTCTATTGTTATTGTTGAAGCATTACTTGAACTTGTTACATCTGAAACAACCATATAAACTTTAGTATGTGATGCAAATTTAATAAAATCACCAGCTTTAAATCTACCAGCACCATCTCCAGCAAATCCGTCAAGAGCAATAGTTGTATCTCCAACTGCGTGAACACCATTTACTAAAACTGTGCCTGATTCATTACCTCTAGCATCTTCTATCTCAGGGGGGATAATTGTAAAATTTTCTTTTTGACTTCTTTGTTTCATTATAAAAGCCATAAGTTCTCCATAAACATCTGATCTTTTTGCTGTAACAATTTGAACTGTAAAAGCAAATCTTTGATTATCTATTTGTCTAGCAAGTTTCTTACCACTAACTGTTTTAGATATAATAGTATTTTGAATAGACTTTATTCCAAAAGTTCCAAATTTAGCTGATGATATTGGAAAAGCACCTGACATTAGATTAAGTTTTTACTCCCTCTTTCATTTACTGCGTTATTAATTAATGCAGTTATTGTTCCTCTATTTCTTACAAGTAGTTCATCAAATCCTGAAGCATCTACTGTATTGATATTAAAATTAACAGTAGTTGAACCACCACCAGTTCCTCTTGATGATTGAGTAATTTGTCCTGTTTGATTTGGTATAAACAATTCAGCACCATTTTCTCCAACTACAACTGGTTGTCCTTTTGAAACTGCACCACCTGATGCAAAAAATGAAAAGCCACTACCACCACCACCACCAAGAGCATTAAAGAAGATTGCTTTTTTTCGTTCTGTGTTTTGAGATTTTAATGTATTTAATATCTCATCTTCAGTTTCTTTTTCTTCTTTTTTCAATAGTTTTTTTATTCCTAATAAAGCAATTTCTTCTATTAAATGTCCAAGTATTCTAACTAAAAGTGATTGTGCCATTTTTCTAAATGATTCTTCTAAACTTTTACCTAACACAACAGCTTCTGCGATAGCTTGTGAAGTTTTTTTAATTCCACCTACAAAACCCTCAGCAATTATATTTTTAATATTTTCACTTTTCTTTTTTAAGTCTTCTAATCCTTTGTCAGTTAATTCTCTAATTTTATCTATTGTGTCTATTACTGCTTGTTTAATTAGTTCAAATTGAGTTTTAGCTTCAAATATTGGTGGTAAAGTTTCTATAAATATTTCTTTCATTTCTTCTAACTCATTTTTAGCTTCTAATTCTTGACCTGTTAGTTCTTTTACTAACTCAATAATCTTTTTTAAATTTACAATTAATATCGCCGCACCACCTATAAGAAGATTTTTCTTTGTAACTTTATTAAATAAAGCCATAGCCATAGTTGATGCTTTAATTGCAGTTGCTAAATTATAAAAAAAAGCAATTAGTTTAAAAGCTATTAATATTTTTATAGTTTCTATTATAGCTGTCATATTTCTTGCAAAGAATTTTAAAACTTCAACAGTTCCCTGTATTCCAACTGTTAAACCTTTACCTATTGTCTGCCCAAATTGTCTAAATGTTTTTTCATTTTCTTTTACAAACGTATCTAAAAGTTTAAATTGTATTTTTAATTCATCAAAGAAACCTGAATCTAATATATCTCTTTTAAAATTAAAAAATGAATCTCCTAACATAGAAATAGTACCACCAAATGTTTTTGCTAATTCATCAGTTGCACCAGCAAATCTTCCATTTTTACCAAAGACTCTTTCAAATGCCGCCGCAGTTTCTTCTATTGATACTGTTGCACCAGCTTTAAAACCAAGCATATCTTTAACACCTTTATCTCTAAATAAATCTGCCGCACTAATACCAGCACTCATTGATCTTTGAATCTGTTCTGCTGTTGTTCTAAAATCTAATCCTGTTACTGCCGCAACATTACCTGTTATTGCCATTAAATTTGCTAGTTCTTTAGCATCTTTAGAAACAACTGATAAAACTCCTGAACCTGATTGTATTTCTTCTAGTGAGAAAGGAACTTTAGAGGCAAACTTTGCCATTTCATCAAAAGCTTTAGCACCCTCAGAAGCACTACCAAATAAAAATTTTAATTGAACTTGTAGGTTTTCAATTTGCTTTCCTGTATTAACTAATGATCTAATTGCTAGTCCAGCACCTAAACCTATAAAAGCATTTTGCAAATTAAATACTGCATTTTTAACTTTAGATAAACCACCTTGAACAGAATTTAATGCCTGTTTCGATTTATCTTTTGCTACTATGTCTATATTGAGTCTTTGTGCCATTATGTTTTAAACCTTTTTGCATCAGCTAGTGATGTTCTTGTTTTATACTGATCTTGTTCTTTTTTCAAGTAAGCTAACCAAAGATTATAATGGCTTATGGGCATCTCTAAAACCTCTTGAATTGTGATGTGGAGTCTGTCCGCTACAACCAATAGCGACCTTGTGTTAGGGTCGCTTTCTACT